GGTTGCTGTACTACTGGTTGCTGTACTACTGGTTGCTGTACTACTGGCTGGTTCTCATGTTGTGCGTAACGTGCTTTAGCACTATTGACTGCCTTTAAATCAGATTGTGCTTCGTTTAACATCTCTTGGGCATTAAGGAGTTTTTCTTTTTCTCCTTCATCAAATGCTTCTAGGTAAACTTCTCGTGCTAATTTAATTTTATCTGTTAACTGTTTCTCTGAAAGATCAAGGGTACGTCGCCCCATTGTTTGAACTTCGTTAGTTTTACTATTCAGCCTATTACTTAATTCTTCATTCTGTCTTAGTAAACCTTCTACTTGCTCTTCACGTTCTTTCCTCTGCCTAACAAGTTGCCTAATTCTTTTTTCAGCACCAGCTGTTTCAATTCCTTCAAGCTCTTTAGGCTCTTCATCTTGAAATTCATCTTCTTTAACTCTAGGTGCTTCTTCTTCTTCTTTAGCTACTTGCTCAACTGCTTCTTCAATTTCATACTCTACTTTATTTTCTTCATTCTCAGGAACTTCTACAGAACCCCAATCATCATTTTCTGCCATTGTACTCTCCGTTGTTTACGAGACAAACGTCTTACGTAGTAATTAAATCTTATACTATTATACCATACTTTTATCTTTAATACAAGTTGACCTCAAGTTTTTCCTAAATTAAATGTAGGATCAAGATTTTTTGGATCACTTACCCGCATAATTACCTGATCATCAAACAAAAGAAGTAGTTTAACATTCTGATAATATAGCTTTGTTCCTGCATGTTTACCGTAGCATACGTAGTCTCCTACTTTACACCACTCTCCATTGGGAAACTTATCTTCATCTTTGTAGGCTAAGTCACCCAATGCAATTACCTTACCTACTGTGGTTAGATAACTCATATCATCTCTGGTAGAATCAGGAATAAAGATACCACCCTTTGTTTTACTCTTTACTGTTACCGGCCTTACTAGAACATGGAAGCCGGGTAGCTCTGGAAGATCAGCTGGATCACTTACTTCTTCTTCAATGTCAATCCACTGATCATTTTTTAGGGCATTACCCATTTGAACCTGTCTCATTTAATCCTCTTTATACATCCTTTTTTTAATAATGTCTGATAAGTTAGCCTTTGCCCACTCCAGACCTTGTACTGCACCTACAAGTTGTCTGTAGTGAGGAAAGTCTTCAGCAACACCGTCACCCAGTGATACCTTTAATCTCTCAATTTCTTCATTAAACTCTTGAACAACTTCATCCCAAATTTCCATTGGGTCTACAGTGAAGCCTTTTTAGTACTTTTCTTTGGGGCTGGGAATTCATAAGAAGATTTATCCCATTCATTGAGAACACTTCGTGAACCACGGCCACCCCATACTTCAGCCTTGGGTGCATCGCCAAAACCTTTTGCAGTATTCTTTACATGCTCAGAATACCCTTTACCTTTAGTCATCATTATCTGTCTCCCTTTTTCATTTCTTCTATTGCTACACGAGATAGTGTATTAATTTTAGTATTCTTTGTATCTTTTTCGTCTTTCATTCTTTCAACTTCTATCTTAGCAAGATTATTCATTGCTGATAATTCTTTCTTTGCTTCTCTATCTGCTTCAGCTTTCTCACGTTTAAAGTTATCAGTAGCACCAGACTCAAGCATATCAAGTATCTGTTCATTCTCTTTAAGATCAAGCTCTTTTGTTTTAAGTTCAAGTTCAGCGGCATTGATTGTTGTGTCAGCTTGAAGCTTCTGTTGCTGTAGTTTAACCTTCTCCTGTTCAAGAGCAACAAGCTGTTGTTCTGGTGTTGGAGCAGGTGGCTGTTGATTGGCTTGCATAACTTTCTGTGCAGCCTCCGCCATAGCCATCTCAACAACAGTAGACTGTCCCTGTTGTTCTACTGGAACTTGCTGTAGCATCTGTGATGTAACACCATTCATTTGTTCTTGATACTTCAGTACAGAGTGTTCTTGTATGTTAGACTCAAGTACAGGTTTGATCCTAGCCATAATAGGATTGGCACCATTCTGAGGGTCTTGGAGATACATCATCTTAACTTGTATATGTGCATCATGGTTCTGTGATGGGAATGCCGCAATAGGCAGACCCTTTGTAACAGCCATGATATCTGAAACAGGATCAAGAGGTTGAGGCTCAATCTTTGGTGGAAGTATCTGCTCTAGGTTAGGCATATTAGCAGCACTAAGAATAGTTCTATTTAATTCCTCAATGTTAAACATTCCCGGTGGGGATTGCTGTGCCATCTGCAAAGCCATGTTAGACAACATCATACGATGTGCATTGGATGGGATGTTAGGATCAGAGACAGGGATAATATCTACACGTCCATCAAAGTCAGCCTTGAAGATATCACGATCTTCAAAAGGTACTTGGTATGGATACTTATCAGGTAGATAATCATAATCTATCTGTGCAAGGATTCTAAATTCATCCTTCTGTGATTTGTGTAATCTCTTATGGATTGCAGAGAAGAACTTACTTGAAGCTTCTAGCAATGCCATTGTAGTACCCACGGGTCCATAGGAGGCAGCATCAGAGATAACTTGCTCAGTACTGTCCGCAAACTTCTGACCAGCAGCAGTCACGAACCCAAGCATCTGGAAGAGCGTTTGGGAAGGCTCTTTATAGGGCAGGGGAATTATTGCCCTTGATAAATCAATACCAGTTGCTTCGACCTCCTTGAACTCGCCGGGGGCGATAGGATCGTTGTCACCAACCATCCGCACTCCCTTGGCCTTAAATCCGCCCGGTAAATTGGCAAACTGTCCTGCATCTATAAGGGAGCGCATTGCAGCAGTTGCCGACATGGTGAGGTTACCGAGGAAATGGATAAGGCCCAACCCGTAGAAACCAAAGCCGGGAACAAACCTATAATGAACGAAGTGACTTCGTTTCTCTTTGTTTGCATCATCTTGCTTGTAGTTTCTACGAATACTTAAAACTTGTCTTGACTGTTCTTCAACAGTTACGATATAAGGGCAGGGCACACCCTCTTCTTCAAGATCAAGATAACAATGTTGTTCTAAGATAACATACTGTGGATCAGAATCATATGATGGAGAAAGACCAAGAATATTATCTATCTTAGTGGCAAACCCTGATGCAGAAAGCTGGGCTGGTTCAGGAAGTTCAATGTCTTTGTAGACACCAGACATCATATCCAACTTCATATCTACTGGGCTTTTTTGAATTACATGAGTATAACGGTCCGCATTTCTGAGATCGTTGGCGTAGTAAGACACATAGAACTGGTCTATGGGGATAAATTCTGATACGGGCCTTTTCAGTGTAGCATTATAATAAACTTTCTTGAATGCTGAACCTATCAGGGGTAGATGGAAAAGCATTCTTTCAAATTCATCGAAGTACTCAGGCATCTGTTCAGTAAGCTGGAAGTTCATAAAGTTCTGAACTCTGTTGGCTTGCATCTCTTTCTCTGGTGTAGCCGCACCAAGTATCTGTGCCTTGACAGGACCACTGGCAGGGAAGAGTTCGCCTGAAGCTTTTGATTGGAACTTGACGGCTGATTCAATTAGAAGGGGATGTACAGCAGTACATGCACCTTGGAATGGTTCTGAACCTTCTTCCAGCTTGAGACCAAGCAGGTCAAAGCCTCGTTCAAACATAGACTCCCATTCAGCACGACTATCTTTATCAGCATTGAAGTTCTCAATTACATCACTAGCAATATCTTGTAGTTCTTCTTCATCAAGGTCTTCACTTAGATCACCATACCACTCACTGATTTCTTCTGATGGTTCCATGACTGCATCTTCTTCTGAAGAGAAGTCTACAATTACACCACCGTCATCAGGATCAATCTCAATAGAGACATTAGAATTTTCTTCAGGCATCATGGCTACTATATTAGTCTCTGTAGCTTCAGGTATCTTATCAAAGGGATTACGTTCTGTAGCCATTATTAAATTCCTAATTCAGCATATAAAGCTTGAGTAGCTGATGTTTTTTTAGAAGATGGATATAAGTTATTAATAAATGATTGCTCTATTGTTCTATCTTCTGCTGGTTGAACAGTAGGTCGGTAAGCTTCTGGAGTAGGTGTCATACCTGCTAAATCTTTACGATATTCATTTGTTTGAGTAGTCCTATCTGTTGCTTGCATGGCTTGGCTCTGTCCAGCCAACCATTCATTAAATGGTTCTATAGTTCTATTTTGAATACCTAGTCTATCAATTATATTACCTAATACTTCAGGTACACCTTCTGCCTTTTTATC